TTTATGGAAGGCAATTTGGTGCGGACTAAACCTAATTTTTTTACTCTTCGTTACCTTGAGCTCTACAGTACAAAAGTGCCCAGAAGTATTACAGACCAATAGATCAGGAGTCCCAAGTAAGCTATTGTTTTCAATCCGGATAAGTGAAAGTGACTTAAAGTTTCTTTTGATTTGTTGATAAAATTTTGCCTCTGGACCCATGTCATTATCGAGGTAATTACCCCACGCATTACGCGCCCGGAGTACGCAATTTATCAGGTATAATTATATTAGATGCTTCTGCTACTTTCATCACAAGACGATGTGAATGATGGTTTTTATGCAATCCAAATATAGTCTGATTATTTTCGTGTACTTCCATTTTTTTAATTTCTTTTAATTGACCATTTACTTCAACGTAGATAACAGCATCACTGATTGCGTTTCCTTGCCCAGATGCAGACTTATCTCTAGCTGTAAATGACGATAAAAATTCTTGTAGATCTCTTACTCTCATTTTTTATTCTCTGCAACAAGTCTTTCAATTTCTTTTTCTAACTCTGCTATGATCCTTACCTGATCAATAAGTTTAGCACTTAACTCATCTATAATTTTTTTAGTACCAGACAACTGGTTTTCTGTTTTGATCCACTCTGATTCTTTCTGTTTCCAATCCCAGATTTCTTTCTTGTGCATTTCAATTAACAAAGTTAAATCTGCAGGACTTCTGTCTTCAGACAGATTTGTTTTACTTTCATTCTCGTGTGTCATATCTTCTCCGTGTTCTTTCAAATGTGTATATGTACGTTTATCTTTCATACCTTGACTTTATAGGATGATTACCTTAAAAAGTCAATATGGGAGTTCCAAAAAGATTAACAGAAATGCAAAAAAGATTCGCTGAGTTTTTAGTATTTGGTGGACCTGACGGACCGTTATCTAAATCAGAAGCAGCTGAAATGGCAGGGTATTCACCAAAGAGATCACGTGTTGAAGGCAGCGAACTTACTAACCCAAGACTGTCACCACTTGTAGTACAGTACATAGGAAAACTACATGACGAACGATTACAAAAACATGAAGTTAGTTATTCAAAACACATAGCTGAACTAGATAGAATCAAACACGCAGCTTTAAAAAAAGGTTCTTTTTCATCAGCTGTAAATGCTGAAGTAAGCCGAGGAAAAGCAGCAGGATTATATATAGACCGAAAAATAATAAAAACAGGAAAGTTAGAGGACCTAACAGAAGAACAGCTAGAAGCAAAAATGAAACAGATTTTAGACGACTACGCGCCTCTTTTGAATATGAAGACTGTTGAGGGTGAATCACAAGATATTAATGAAGTTTTGTCATCTTCAGAACACACGACGTTGGAAACACAGAACGCTCAGAAAAAGTAATAGTACCATCTTCTTCTACATCATACCCAGCAAATATTTTTACTGTATCTTTGTCTTTACTAAACAAGTAACCTTCACTTACAGGTGTTGCTAGTTTCATATTTTTAAACTCACGTTCACTACCCCAGCCGCCTTCAGTGACGATATCGCACCAGTCTATTTTATATCTACTGTATGGAAACTTAACTTCTTTCTTTACAAGTTTAGGTTTAGAGTATGTATTTATATGTCTGGATTTTTTCTTGGATTTCATAAATATCTGTGTATCAAAAAAGTGCGACCCCTAACAGAGTATTTTTTTTATTTTTTACAAAATTGCGCTTTAAATATATTTAGGTGTCGGCAATGGTAAATAAACTTGACTTATCTCTTAGAACCGTTGGTATAAGCGGCTCATTCGCCCAAAAAAGTGCGACGGGGGGGGGTCGCAGAGGGGTCGCAAGGGGGTCGCAGGTGTCGGCTTTTTGTGGCAATTTTGTGACTTGAACACATTTCGGCCACATTGTTGTACACTTCTGACGCACATAGTTTAGAATTATTCTAATCTAGACCCCAAATGCCGACACCGCCGACACCCTGCCGACACCCTTGCGACCCCTAATGCGACCCCTAAAATGTAAAATTATAAGACTTTTGCTGCCTTGTTTTTGACATAATATTTTCTCATTATTGCCACTTTGTCCTCAGCTTCAGCAATAATTTGTAATAATTTGTCAACTTCACCAGTTATATCGATGTGCTCTGGTATGATTATATTGTTCTCATTAAACGACTGTATTTTGTATAATGCGTCCTCAATAACAGCTTCGTATCTTTTTAAAAGTGTAGTAAATAATTGATCGTTCATTTGATCTCCTTTAATTTATTTCTTGCTTTCATAGCAAATAAAAATCTTCCCTTTTGTCTGCATTTTAAAATTAAAGATTTAATTCTAAAAACTATTTTATCTCTTTTTGTCATCAAAATCCTCCGCTTTCATTGGTGTTGTTCTTTCTTTTTCATCGTGCATAAGTTCGTTATACATATCGATTCGTTTTAGTGCCTTGTGTTTCCAGGCTCTAAGGCTTGCACCTTGTGTCTTGAATTCTTGGTAATATAAGTCAGGCGTGCATACCATGATAACTCCTTGCTCGATTTTACTGCCGTAGACGTAGTCGTGTGCCATGGCGTACATTGCGATTTGCAAATAATAATCTTCGATCCATTCTTCCTTTTTCGGACGGTTACTTTGTTTGAAGTCAACAATAGTTTCCATGCCATTATGTAAGCAGACCAAGTCTGTACTGCCCGCGTATAGGCCCGGGTAATGAAGCATAACTTCCGACCCATAGTATTCTTCAATAGGTGTGAGACCGATCTCAATAATTTTGTCGGCCATGGGACGCGCCTCTTGTCCGATCTTTGTAAGATCAATACAGCCAGTTCCGAGGATATGGTGCTCCAGGAATTTGTGCATACATGTCCCCCTATTACTAGAATGATTTTTGATTCGTTCAGCTTCTTTTTCACCTTTTTGTGCAATCCATTTCTTTAAAAATTCTTTATTTTTTGTAGCGCCTAATATCGTAGTGACACTAGGAAGTCTATAATTATCTATGTCATAAACCCTGGTCCCTGATCCGGGGTCCGTGAGCTGTTTACCACGTATGTAGGTATATTTATGACTCTTCTTTAACCCTGGCTTTAGGCCAATAGAATGGTACTCATTTAAATCGTCTTCATTCATCATCGTTTCTTCTTAACTAAAAGTTTACTATTCTTATCATCATAGCCATCAATATAATAGCCTTCTACTTCCTCATCTTTTTTAATTTTTTTACCAAAAATATCGTTAAAATTTTTTCGGTACAAGTCCGTCGTTACTCTAGATCTACCATCATTAGGAAATTTTTTCTTCATAGTTTTCTTTTTAACTCCTCTAAGTATTCGCTAGCTTCTTGTTGCCTTTCTAATTTATCCATAGCGATTTTTTGTTTGGCTCGAAGTATCTTAGCATGTTTACGCCAAGCCCATGCATTCAACATACCTGCGTATTTCATTATAAAATGTAGGCTTTGGTATATATATTTATCAAACATTATTTTCCTCTTCCATAGCTTCTATTTCAGCTATCTGTCGTTTATATATTTGTTTTAATTTGTCAGCGTAAATAGAACGCTTTGCTTCTTCCTCAGTCATCAACACTTTTGTTGTAGGCTCTGCACCATGTTTTAAATACGTCCAACCATCATTCTCTGTATCTCTACACAACATTCCGTCTTTTAAATAATAATATTTTTCCGTACTCATTTCTTCCTCAAAGGTACAACGTTAGTTAAATCAACTTCAGGTTCTTTTGTCTTAGTAGGCATTATATCTAATACTTCTTTTGTATCAAGATCTACAAAAATTAATTGCACACCCAACTCTTGTTGTTTTTTTGTAGGCACTCTATTAACTTTGTAACCGTTCTTTGTTCGTAAACTTATAGCTTTAACATCTACAAGTATAACATCACCCGTACCATCTTCATCAATCAACACTAGATCGACCGGTCCATGTTGTGACATGTTACGACAAACAGAGTAGCCTATATTAATAAAATATTCAGCAGCGATCAGTTCAGCACGATCGCCTTTGATGTGTTTACTGTGAGCCATTTTTCACCACCATTCTAATTACCGTTAATGGGTTAGGGGTTATATCCCTAGTGCAACTTGACATCATCATCTGCAACATAATGAGCATCAACATAAGACTCAATAATTTCGGACTCATCCACATAAAACTCTCCTTGACTTTCACAGTCCCAACATTGGTGTATGTTAGTCTCCTTATAATTGTCTACAATCTTAATAAAACCGTTGCCCTTACAAGTTGGGCAAATAGCTTTATGTCTAACCTTTTTTGACTTTTCCATTTAGTTTCTTCGCTTTCTCGTTTGCAATTGATTCAATGGTCTTGCTGATCGATAATGTTGCATCGGGCAATAATACCTTCGACAAATTTATCAATGTCTTGTATGTTTCATGTGTTAAAGAAACATTTC